AGAACCAGACAGTTTATGTGCTGACACAAGGGTCTTGCGTCAATTGGGATGGTATCCTACAATAAATATAGTGGATACGTTCAAGGACAATGACAGTCCCCAACTGGCAACATAATTCTGGGAAGCCACCCAAGAGAAAACTTAAACCCCAAGCACTACGTAGTGCAAGAGAAAGGCGTAGACAGTTGATAAAGCGTCTACTTACCTCCCCAAAAGGGAGGTTTTTTAGTATGATAGGTATATCAAAAGAAAAGTTACATGGCAGTTCAACAAGAAATTAAATCTCAACTAGCAAAACTGCTTGCTACTGAGGACATCATAGTAGAGCATAAACAAGTCCCTACAGCACAGTTTAATGTGCATACACGTGAGTTGCTTCTACCACTCTGGGAGAAGGCAAGCAGCACAGTATATGATATGTTAGTAGGACATGAGGTAGGACATGCTCTTTTTACTCCAGATGAAAATATGGCAGCAGAAGTTCCTGCTCAATTCCTTAATGTAGTAGAGGATGTAAGAATTGAAAAATTGATGAAGAGAAAGTATCTAGGAATTGCTAAAACTTTTTATAGAGGATATAATGAATTACATAATAAGGATTTCTTTGAAGTAAATGATCAAGATATTAATACTCTTAATCTTGCTGATAGGGTTAATTTACACTATAAGGTGGGTGCATTCCTTAATGTTCCTTTTTCAGATGTTGAGAAGGAGATTGTCCAGGTAATTGATAAGTGTGAAACATTCCAAGAAGCAAAGGACGCAGCAAAACTTTTGTATGCTTATTGCAAGGATCAATTAAATGGTGAGAAGGAAGAATCTCAACCACAGAAGGGAGAGCAGGGGCAAGTAGAGTTGCCTAAGAATGAAACAGGTCCTCAGGAGGAAGATATTGATACTCAAGAAACAGATGATAAATCTCCTGATGCAAAATCTTCTAATGATTCTCCAGAAGAACCAGCATTGGAAAAAGAACCAGAAGTTGAGACTGCCGATTCGTTAGAGAGTCATCTTCAAGATTTAATTAATGATCAAGGAGTTGAGAATGTTTATCTTCAAGTACCTGATTTAGATGTAGATAAGATTATTGCTACTAATGAAGAAGTTCATGCTGAGATAGATAGGTCATGGAAGCAACAGCAAGAATATATTAAACTACACGATACTCTTAATCCAGATAGAGATTTATTTGAAGAATCAGATGCTCATTATGACCAGTTTAAAAGAGATGCACAAAAAGAAGTTAATTATCTTGTAAAAGAATTTGAATGTAAGAAAGCTGCTAGTGCATATGCTAGGGCTGCTACTAGTAGAACAGGTGTATTAGATACATCTAAGCTTCATACTTATAAGTTTAATGATGACATCTTTAAAAAGATAACTGTTCTTCCTGATGGTAAGAATCATGGATTGGTTTTTATTATTGATTGGTCAGGATCTATGAGTGGAGTAATACTTGATACTATTAAACAACTTTATAATCTTATTTGGTTTTGTAATAAAGTATCTATTCCTTTTGAAGTATATGCTTTTACTAATGAGTGGGCTAGAAGAGAAATGAATGAGCATGGTAGGTGGGAACCTAAAGAAAATGAATTAGCATATGAGCCTCAAGAATATGATTTTCGTGTTGAAGAGAATTTTTCTTTAATGAATCTTTTTACTAGTAAGGTAAGAAGTAATGAGGTAGATTATCAATTAAAAAATATATGGAGAATATGTTATTCTTTTACTCATCATTATTATACTCCATATAGTTATCCTGCTAGATTATGTTTATCAGGAACACCTTTAAATGAAGCATTGATGTGTCTTTATAAAATTCTTCCTAGATTTCAGAAGGAGAATAATGTAGAGAAGGTTCAATGTATTGTATTAACAGATGGTGAAGCAAATACAGTCCCTTATCATGTTATGGTGAAGGATTATTTTGGTAGTGATGATTGGAAGATGGGAGAAAGAGGTATTAATCCTAAGACTTGTTTCTTAAGAGATAGAAAGTTAGGTAAAATTTATAAGTTTGGATGGAGTTGGCATTTGTTTACAGAAGCTCTTATTAACAATCTAAAAGATAAGTTTTCTTCAACTAATTTTATAGGTATTAGAGTTCTTAGGCAAGGTGAAGCAAGTGGTTTTATGAGAAGATATTGTGCTGAAGATATTAAAGAGTATGAGAAGTGTTTAAGGGAATGGAGAAAGTCAAAAACATTTACTCTTACTAATGGTGGATATGATGCATACTTTGGATTGTCTAGTAATGCCTTGGCTGATGATAGTGAGTTTGAAGTTAAGGAGGGTGCAACAAAAGGACAAATTAAAAATGCATTTGTAAAATCCCTAAAGACTAAGAAACTAAATAAAAAGGTTCTTGGTGAATTCGTACAATTGGTGGCTTAATTATGGCAATTTACAGAACAAATGAGATCAGAATTGATCTTAATGAATTGGTATCCATTAGATCATCTTTCTTAGGTGAGAAATTATCTGAGGAAGATATAGAATCTCTTGGAGATAATCTTAAGTATAGTCTTACTTTTGATACTTTATATGGGATGGTAGATCAGGCAATTCTTGAGTATCTTGATAAGGATGAAAATCATTATGGAGAGACTGCTGGTGATGAACCTGCCAAGTCTTTTGAGGAAGCTAAGAAGAAATTTAAAAAGGAATTTGATATGGTTGATCTAGTATCACCTGCATGGACAATCCAAGTGCCATTGAGGAAAAAATTATAAATACTAAAAAAGTGTCACGTGAGATGAAGACTTTCAATGAATTCTGCTCTCAATTAGATGAGAGCAGTTTAAGTAGGATCAAATCTAAGTCTGATAAAGGAGGGATGGCAGTCATCTCTGGAAGTCGTGGTGACAAATCAAAGAAAGAGAATAAGGCAAGAGCAAAACAGTTAGATCGTGATATTAGGGGTAAAGGTTTACCAGGTGCTACTAAGGTAACTGGAAGATGGGATGAGAAAGACAAGAAGACTGGTAAAGTGAGTAAGGTTAAAGAAAGAAGTCACGTAGTTACTTCTGGTAAGAAAGGTAAAAGAGCATTTAAGAAAGCAGTTAAGTCATTAGGTAAGAAGTATGATCAGGATGCTGTATTGACACAAACCAAAAAAACTGGTACACTAACAGCAACTAGAAAAGGTGGTTTAGGAAAAACACCAAAGACAAAAACAAAAGAAGTGAATGTTAAAAGAGCTGGTGTAGGAAAGATGAGACCTGGTAGATCTTCATCAGAAGGTGATACTAAAATTAAAGGAAAAACTTTTACTTACGAAAAATGACAAATAAAGCATATGATGACTCCAATTGGAGAGAAGAATATAAAGGTTATACTTCTAGTAGGTATGAGTTAGACCTTTTAGAAAATGGACCCCGCAGCCTTTCTCAATCATGGATGATGGGTGCATTGCATAACAAGTGGAAGAAGATGAAAGGCTATAAAGATCCTGAACCTCCTGATGTATCATCATCTATGGATGAGTTTTTTAAAAAACAAAGGGAGTATGATGCTCCTTGTGACATTTAACAAACTGTCTACTGGGGGTTCTATTACCCCCTTTTTTATTCTATAATATGATTATAGAAATGAAATCCACTACATTATGTTTGAGATTAAAATGACTGAGAAAGAAATTGTTGATGGGTTGAGAAGCAATTATGGTAAAGAGTTCACTGCTCCTGATGTACGTGGATTCTGTGCTGCAAATGATATTGCTTATCAAACTGTTACTAAGAAGATAGAAAAATATAAAGTTGGTAGAGGCAAGTGGAATCTTGAAGTTACTACCAAGGCAGTAGAAAATATTGAAAATTCATATAAAGCACCAGCAGTGGAACCTCAAGTACAACAGAATTTGGTACCTGATAAAGATGAGTCTTTTGTAAAGTTTGGTCCCTTTAATGATGTAAAGAGCATTCTTAAATCTAAACAATTTTATCCTACATTCATCACTGGTCTATCGGGTAATGGTAAGACATTTGGTGTAGAGCAAGCATGTGCTCAACTAGGTAGAGAGTTGATTAGAGTTAACATTACCATTGAGACTGATGAAGATGATTTGATTGGTGGATTTAGATTGGTTGATGGCGCTACAGTATGGCACAATGGTCCTGTTATTGAAGCACTTGAAAGAGGAGCAGTTCTATTACTTGATGAAGTTGACCTTGCATCCAATAAGATACTTTGCTTGCAACCAGTATTAGAAGGTAAGGGATTATTCCTTAAGAAAATTGGTAAGTTTGTAAAACCAGCAGCAGGATTTAATGTAGTTGCTACTGCTAATACTAAAGGTAAAGGATCTGATGATGGAAGGTTTATTGGTACAAATGTATTGAATGAAGCATTCCTTGAAAGATTCTGTGTAACCTTTGAGCAGGACTATGCATCACCAGCAATAGAGACTAGGATTCTTAGATTGCATTCTGCTAGTGTTGGATGTCATGATGATGGATACATTAAGCACCTGGTAGATTGGGCAGATATTATTAGAAGAACATTCTATGATGGTGGTATTGATGAAGTAATCTCAACTAGAAGATTGGTTCATATCATTAGAGCATACAGTATCTTTGGTGATAAGTTGAAAGCAATTAAGGTATGTACTAATAGATTTGATGATGAAACTAAGCAAGCATTTCTTGAGTTATATGATAAGGTAGATGCTGATGTAGACATTGACAAAACGGAGGAATGATGTTATGGTTAATGCATGGAGCTTACTTTATGAAGAGTTGAATGGAACTATGGATGAAACTTATCCTATAAAAAAGAATATTGATGAAATTAAATTGGAAGGTGTAGCTGAGGGGGTTGTAACTATTCCTAATGATATAGAACATTCTGATGCCTACTATGATTGGGATCGTAATGGTCTTACAGAAAATCCTTTTATAGTAGGATCTGGAAATACAGCATCAGAAGATTTTGTTAAGTTTGATCTTGACATTGGTAATGTCAGTATTGATACTAGTAATTATGATTTTGATGCTCCATTTTCTCAGAATTTTTTAGCAGATAATGATGATAGTGTAGCACATCATTTTGAAAATATTACTAATTATCAATCTGCTCCCTCAATAAAGAATCCATGTAATAGAAAATATGAAGAAGATAAGTCCATTAAGGCACTTCAAGATTATGTTTCTACTACTTATGGTGGACATTATACATCAGAAAGAAATGATGTTCAAACACTTGATCTTATTGAATCAGTTGGAGATGGAGAAGCATTTTGTCGTTCAAATGCTATTAAGTATTTGAGTAGATATGACAAAAAAGGACAAGCAAAACGTGACATATTAAAAGCATTACATTATACTTTACTCCTATATTACTTCAGTGGTAACACTAAAGAAAATGAAACTCCGACCCGTGGCTATGAAACTTTCTGAATCAACACTTTCACTTCTTAAAAACTTTTCTACTATTAATCAGTCTATTCTTTTTAAGAAAGGTAATAAGTTAAGAACTATTTCAGTAATGAAGAATATTCTTGCTGAAGCAACTATCACTGAAGAGTTACCTAAAGATTTTGGTATATATGATCTTAATCAATTTCTTAATGGATTAGGACTTCATCATCAACCTGATTTAGACTTTGAGAATGATGGTCATGTGGTCATCAAGGAAGGTAGAATGAGGACAAAGTATTTCTTTGCTGATCCTAATGTAATTATTACTCCACCTGAAAAGGAGATTAGTATTCCTACTGAGGATGTTAAGTTTGAGTTGAGCACTCAACAGTTAGATAAACTTCTTAAGGCAGCAGGTATATATCAATTACCAGACCTTGCTGTAAAGGGTAGTAACGGTGTAGTTAAATTGGTAGTTAGAGATAAGAAGAATGATACTTCTAATAGTTTCTCTGCTATAGTAGGTGAGACAGATAAGAACTTTACTTTTAATTTCAAGATTGAGAATATTAAGATTCTCCCTGGAACATATGAGGTAGTTGTATCTCAGAAACTGTTATCTAAATTTACTAATAAGGATTGTGATCTTAAGTATTATATTGCTTTAGAACCTGATTCTACTTATGAGTAAAACTCATAACTATGAAAACCCTTCTGAGGCTCAAGATCTTTCTCATTTAGAGGCATCTTCTGGTGGTGAGTATCTTGATGAACATGGGTGGCCAAAGACTCCACCTATAAGTGATAGAGAATGTATCTATAAATGTTTACAAAATTGTGAGCAACTTTCTGGACTTGATAAGCAGCAGGTTCAGAGATTAATGAAAGAGTTTAAAGTAGAAAAAACTTTAAAACAAATTCAATCTGAGTATCCACCATTATGAAACGTTGGTTTGATTTAAAAAATCCTACTCCCTGGCATAAGAATCCAGAGGATGATGATTATATACCTTCTGGTCCAGAATGGTATAAGAAAGGTTCATTCCATAATAAATTAGGAATGACTTTAATGTGGATTTTCTTTGGTATTGTTATTGTGCAAGTGCTTCATGCATTTACAGTAGTACCTTTTTTTCCTATTCCTTTTACAATCCTATTGGGGTTGTGGTTTATTTGGTATGTTGCTTGGAGGGCAAGTAAATAATGTTATTAACACAGAAGGTAATTGATCAAATTCAAGTTGCAATGCAACACACCAAAATGAATGGTGAGATTAATTGGAAAGATGGTGATGAGATTGATGTATGTTTAGCAGGAACTTTTGCTGGAGATAAATTTATTACTATAATAAACAGC